CCATTAAAAAATTCAACTAGCATTTGAACTAGTTCTGGCGACATATCTAATTTGCTATGCACAATATCTCCGGTCACTACCGCAATACTGTTAGGTGTGCTTGTTCTCGCAATATAATCAAACATGTTTTTAAATACTTCGCGGTATTCTTTATGTCGTTTTAATGTACGTATATGTATATCTGAAACATGATAAATTTTATCAATTTTATCTATTCCAACATCAATAGTTTTTATGTCCATATCATTCCCATTTTTAAATGCATTAAACCTTCAAATGTTAATACGTCGGTATCTGCTAATATATTTGTAATTTGTTTGAATCCTAATTCTGATGCATCTTCATTTGCTAGTTCAACAAAGTATACATTTAATCCTTCACCCATAAATCGTTGTGCAATTTGTACGGCATTCTTTAAAGCGTCAGCATCTAGACAAATATAAATGTCTCGTACATGCTCTTGAATAATTTTCTTTTGTAGGGCCGGTTGAATAATTTTACCAAATAATGGAATTGCGTTGCGTTTAATTGCAATTGCATCAAATGAACCTTCGCAAAGTATGATTGGTTCGGCCCAATTTATAAACATTTCAAACCCTATAATATCTTTTGAAATTTTTGGATTTTTATGTTTTTGTTTGTCTTCTTTATAAAATGCTCTGCTAACAAAATAATTTAATTGGCCAGCAGCATCATAGCTAGGAATAATTATTTTGCCAGAATATTCACCAGATTCACAATAACCAATTCTGTATTTTAAAATATCAAACGCCGTGATTCCTCGTTTTGATAAATAGTGTATTGCGTTTCGATAATCAGGAGTTAGTTTTTTAATCCAAAGTGGTCGATACTGTTCAGGTAGTTGAACTGCGATTGGTTTCTCGGTAACTGAGTTTTGTGATCGGTACCGGGTTGATTCAACAATTCGTTCTAGTTGTTCAAACTTTTCTTTGGATAAATTTAATTGTTTGAATAATGAAGAAATACTTCGACCCTTTTTATCCGAAATCCAACAGTGCCAAGCATTTTCACCGGCATGATTAGTGTTGATATTAATTTCTAGTTTGGGTTTGTAATGTGAAGTAAATGGAGAGAAGAATGCAATATTATCACCAGATGTTGGTTTACCTTTACCAAGTACTGATTCTAATAACTGTAATAATTTAAGATTCTTCATTAATAATAATATAATGAATTACACTGAGTAATCCAATTAAATAATATTATTAATATATTAATAATAGTTAGACACATACATTGCATTCCTGGTCTAACGATCGATTCAAATAAATTTTCATCAATCTATTAATAAAATGAATTTCATTAATTATACTGAATATATTAAAAATATTTCACAAATCAAACCATTACCTGAAAAAAGTTTTAATTGTTTTTGGTTCTTCGCCATCTTTTAAACATTCTGCAAACCATTCTGCAGGAATATCTTTTTTGGCTACATGATTTATGCCTAATTTCAATGCGTGCATTTCATACGTAGTTTTGCTAGCTTTTGATATTTTCTGTGCAGGTGCCTGAAATACCATGCGAATATCAATACCGGGATTGGATGCAAGAACATGTTTCATTTTAAGTCGGTCAATTGATGTCCAACGTCCCTTTGTTTCGATATACATTAATGAGCCATCGCGTTTAGTAAAAACAAAATCAGGTGTATATTTTGCTTTGCGTTCTGGTACTATATAATTTAATGTTTCTGTCTCGTAATTCAAAGGATATTCGTAACTTTTTATTTGATCAGCTACCGTATGTTCTAATCCAGATTTATATCCATATTTAAGTGCCGCAGCTCTTTTTGAGTTTCCAGAACTATGATAATGATTTTTTGCCATATAACTTTTTTTATTTTATCGGTTTGATGTCAGAATTATGTACAATCCACATTGTACCATCACTAAGTTTTACATACGATGATTTTGAACCATATGGTTTTACGTAAGTTACAAATAATTCGTCTGGATTGTTTTTACTTATTCTAGCAACTGTAACATTACCAGTTTTAGTATTTACAGGTTGTTTAATCTTGCCATTGCTTAAATAATATATTGGATAGTCTACATCATATTGTTTAAATTGCAATTTATCACCTGTTTTATAAGATACCGCAACTGGTGCAACTGTCGCAGTTGGAACAACTGCAGTTTTGCTGAATTCTTTATTTAATTTAGCAATTGCCTCTGCATTTTTTAAAAGAATAGGTTTAGGATTTGTACCTGATTCCCAAGCTTTTTTATTCATTGTATACCATGCATTATCCATATAAGTATATATATACGGATCTGTATCACCCATTGTTTGCAACACATTGCCATCCGGTTGCTGATATGGATATGTACGTTTTTCTGAAGTTCCAGTTGGATCTGTTTTTGGGGGCGCAAACAAATTCTGAATCGGAACACCTTTTTCAACTTCGGGCTTATTAATTATCTCTTTTTCTTCCGGTTGGTCAACGGAAGCTGCTTTAATATCTGCCGCAGTAAATGATTGACCTTCATTCATATTTTTATATTTTGTTTGCTCAGCCGGACTAAGTTGTTTGAATTGAACCAATGTACTAGCTCCAATTGTATATCTTCGTGCAGTAACAGGTAACTCAGGAATTTCTTCCGGGGCTATATCTCGCCCAGCTTTTGGCTTATCGGTATTAGGATCTGCAGCGACACCGGTAGTTGATTTAATTTTTTTAGTTGATGGAACAATCCAAACATTCCATTTCATTCGACGTTCTGAATCTTTAAGATTGACGCTCAAAACATATTTATTTTCAGCTTTAGCATATTTACTATACGCACCAACTGTACTATCTGCCGATATAATACCAGGCAATGTATTTAACACATCCGTTTCTGTTGGCAATGGATCTTTTCCTAGTTTAATTGTATAAACAACTTCAAATGCATATATAGCACCATCGGCTAAAGCTTGATCAAATTCACCCACAGGCTTCATTGCTTGCACAGTAGCTTTGAATCTTCTAGATTCCAATAAATATTTTTTGATTATCGATTCTAACATAATTTCCTTTTTTATAAATATTGATTACCAATCAACTAGTACCATTTTATTGCTCCACAACATTACATTGTCTGATTTAAAATCTAAATCTAAATCTAAATCTGCGATACCCGTACGGTTTGTGTCTTGTTGCAAAGCCCGTAAAAAATTAACTAGTCTAGGGTTAGTATTGCGAGCTCCATCATTATCCAGATAATCAAATATACTAACTTCGCCTCCGGTTTCTCGAGCATACATTTTGAACTGATTCATGAATTGGTCAATCATCAATTTATCAGGTTTTGTTAATTGTTCTGCATTTGCCATTATATACATACTTTGTTTTGAATCAACATAATATACTGGAATAAATGTCGTAAATTCAGACCATCGGCCTACAATCACTTCTGCAACTTCTAATTCACTTTGTTCTTGTGTTATTTTGAAACATCGGTCCGTCCCATCAATTTCATAGACACGACCATTATCTCCAGCTGCAATAAACCGAAACTGTTTTGATTTAATTTTATTTAAAAGATCTCGCAACTCAGTGTCAACGATTTCTAATAATGATTTTAAACGTATCATGTTATCCTTTAAATGCAATATTTTTATCCAAGTCAATGCGAATTAAAAAATTCATATCAACATCGTTTCGTTTTTTAATTGGCTGTGCTAATTTACCAATTGCTAGTAATTCTCCGGCTTCATTATACAATCCAATTGTAGTTATGTAAGGAGCAAAAGCACTGCCACTAACAAAACTATGATATGTTGAATCATCGTCTTGTGTTAATGATAAATTAGTTGACATATTGAAATCGCCAGCATCTAATTTAGCAACAGCACTGAGTTCATTGATTGTTACAGTGCTTTGATAGCTAGCTGTATATGGACTTGATAAAATATCTTTAAATCTATAATCTGCTGATGAAATTACAACTAAGCCTTGTTTGCTAAACACGTTGCCAACATGAGCTGTTTGTAAAAATGTTCCTCCTACGCTACGGTCCGCTAACGCACTTATGTTGCTAGCGGAAAGTGACTTGTTAAATATTCTAATTTCATCGAGATAACCGCGGAAAGAAGAGATTATGTTAGGATGTCCACCTATATACACGTCAGATGTATTATCAATTCTACCCGACGCACTCAATGGGCTATATGTATTGGTAAGTATTTGATTGGATACAGAATTACTCAATGTTCCATCAATATATAATTCCAAAGTGCTTCCTGTTTTTTGACAAACAACGTGAGTCCATGATGTAGTTAATGCAACAGATGATGTAGTAAAAACTGTATTAACCGGACTTACACTAGCTGCAAACATTAATTTGTTTGATGAACCTAACCCAGATATAGCAAATGGATATTGACTTTGCAGTGAACTAGAGAGTTTACTAATTAGTAAATCACTAGCACCAAATCCTGATGGAGACCTGCTAATCCAAAAAGAAATTGCATAATCATGATCTCGATCATAATACCCAGGTATCGAAGTTTGTATATAGCTACTAATTAGAACGCCAGAATTACTAAATTTAGCAGCTAGACCAACAGACTGATTATCAACTAATGTTATTACACCGGGCAAATATATAACGTTTTCACTGATATATTGTATTCGAGTAGTGTCGAAATACTCATTGAAACCTTCATAAAATGTTTCGCCGCCGACAATCTTTGTTTGATCGAAATTAGCATCATATACATTGCTATAACGGTCGCTTTCTAAATTTATAGAGCCGGAACCGATAAATGTAAATGATTCAGCTTTAATACCTTCACCAATTTTTATTTGAGGAATTGACAATACAGATGCAGATTCAAATAATACTTTTGTAGTTCGATTTAAATCAGTCGGACCATATGATTTATACGGCTCATTTTTGTATTTATAATATAAATGATTGACAGAATGATAAATAACAGTTTGCAATGATCCGTTAATATTTGCTGCATCATTGTATACTAATTCACTGCCTAGTGCTGGCAGTTGATCTGAATAAATTGCATTTAATGGCATCATGCTACTAGTAGAACTACCAGATATTACAGTCCAAGATTTATAAACTTGGAATGGATTAAGCATCACATCCGTTGGATCTATCTTTTTAAAGACAGTTGGATATGCGCCTATATATGTATTTTCATTGTTTGATAATCTAGACTCAGCCATATTCAGTAAAAACCCTACTACATTTATTATAAATATAGCAGGGCTTAAATCAATGTGTTATTTTAA